CGTCAACCCCGTGTCCGGCTGGAACACCGCGATCAATCTTGACGAAGCCAGCCTCGGCTACGTCGTCGACGCGGACGCCACCCTGCGCGCTCGGCGCGAGATCGACCTTGCCGCACCGGGTACCGGGTACCTCGCGGCGATCCGGCAAGCTCTGTTGCTCGTGCCCGGGGTGTCCTCGGCGACGGTATTCCACAACACCGGCGACGTCGTAGACGCCGACGGCGTGCCCCCGCACCACATTGAGGCGCTCATCCGCGGCGGCGCCGACGCCGACCTGTGGGCGTGTCTGCTCGGCAACGTCCCCGCGGGCATCGGCACCTACGGCGACGTGACGGGCGTCGCCGAAGACGACGAGGGTACCGATCATACGTTCTCTTTTTCGCGCCCCGAAGAGCTTGACATCCACGTCTCGATCTCCGTCATCGTCGACGCGCTGACCTTCCCCGTCGACGGCGACGCGCAGATCAAGACGGCGATCGCGGCATGGGGCAACACGCTCCTTGCCGGGCAGGACGTGCGCGCCACACGCGCGGGCGCGCAAGCCTATTCGGTGACCGGCGTACTCGACGTGCCGCGCGCGGGATCGCTCGGCGGGTGCCTCGTGGCGAACGGCGTGGCGCCGACGGCCGACGCCAGCATCACGGTGTCCACTCGCCAGCTCGCCACGTTCGACGTCGCGAATATCTCCGTCGCCACCACCACCGGAAGCGTGTAACCCATGGCCTACCCCACGATCGCACGTACCTACAACATCACCCAGACGCGCGCGGTCTACACGTCTCTGCTGGGCGTCATAGGCGACGGCATGTACAAGCTCAAGGTCGAGCTGCTCGCCGCGGGCTGGACCATGTGGGCATCAAGCAACGGGACTACGGGCCCGACGGACGCTAGCGATCGCACCGACCGAATCGCGAGCGCGGCCGACTTCGCGACCCGCGCGGCGGCGGCGGCGGCGCCGCAAAGCTACTTCGTCGTCAAGAGCACGCGCGGCGACTACGTCCTAGTGACCTACCAGGGCGCCACCGACGACGTGGTGCGACTCTCTTGGACGCTCGACGGCTACACGCTCGCGGCCACGAAGACACCCCAGCCCACCAGCACGACCGCGAGCCAGGAAAGGCTCATCGCTTCGGCAGCGTCGATCATTGCCAACACAACTTCAGGCGATCGCATCTTCCAGATATGGGCGTCCACGGACGGCCTGTCGTTTCGCATGGCCATCGCGAGCGCGAATCTACACGTCGGGCTCGTGATCGGTTTCGAGACGCTCACCCCCGCTCCGTATGCGGCGACGGGCCGCACGGTCCCCCCTGTCTTCGGGTGGAGCGCGGCCGTCGCCAACGTGGCGAGCACCAACCTGTCCAATCAAGATATGGGGCTCTTCACGCCAACCGTAGGCGGGATCCAGTACAGCGGCGCAACGCGCTTCACGACCCCGGGCGCGGGCGTGTCGTCGTTTTTCTCGGCACTCGGCAATAATGTGGGTAACCTTCAAGGCGACTATCTCATCCAGTACGTAGGGCTAGTTTGTACAACTACGGTTGGGTGTCGGGGCGTCATTGGCGAAGTGATCGACATGTGGCAGGGCAACGCGACCATTGTCCCAGGTGACACCTACGATGGTTATAGGTACCTGGCGATCGGCAGTGCGGCTAGCACGGTGGTACCTTCGATCTGGCCGTGGTCTGCCGTCCTTGGCGCCCCAGTGATGACCTGATGGCGGCGGTTACGGGTTTCGCACAAGCTGTCACGTTCCAGCGCGTGAGTAGTATCGTCGGCGGACGCGTGCAGCGTAGAGGCAGCGCCACGCAGGTACTCCCTCCGGCGGCGGTTGTGCCTGCCGTCCTCGTGGTGTCGACGCCGACCGACGCCGACGGCGCGATCGTCGTGGAAGTCACCGACCCGAATCCGGGCATGGCCTATACGGGCGTTTTCGCGGTGGTGCCAGGGTCCAACGGGCGCGAGGACGTGGTCTACCGGCGCGGCGTCTTCAAGTACCCATACATCGCGCGCTCCTACGTCGTCGCGCTCGACGCGCTCGGCGGGGTGCGGCTGCATATTTACCGCACCGGCGGCTGGCCTGTGGGCACGACGGCATTCACGACGGATGCCGTCGACGCGGGTGGTAGTGTGGCCCCGTGAGCGGCGGAGCTTTTACCATCGGTGAAGGGCAGGCGGCGGACGCGGTCGCGGTTGCCGCGGGCGAGTACGACCACGGCGCGAGCGCGCTCGCGAACCTTGTCGAGCAGTTCAAAGACAAGCCCAACATCGTTGCGTGGCTCACCCTGCTCATGGTGCCGATCCAGGAGCTGGAGACGGTGCTCGGGGTCCTGCTCTACCAGCGCACGATCGACACCGCGGTCGGGGTGCAGCTCACCAGCCTAGGCAAGATCGTCGGCCAAGCGCGCGACGGCGTGACCGATGATGCTGCTTTCCGGCGCTACGTCCGGGCCCGCGTCGCGGCGAACCGTTCGAGCGGCCTGACCTCCGACCTGATTCACGTGACCCGGCTCGTTATTGACGACGCCACGGTGGGCGTGGAGGTCGACCCGCAAAACTACGCCACCGTGGTGGTCAAGCTCAGCGGCGCGGTTCCTGCCCCCGTGGCGGCGATCCTGGTGTCCTACCTGCGCCGCGCGGCGGCCGCGGGCGTGCGCCTTATCGTCGAAACCGCGAGCGTTGTCGATAACTTAGCGTTCACGTTCCTGGACGGCCCGGGGCTCGGTTTCGGTGACACTACCGATGCCGCAGTTGGCGGGCTTTTTGCAGATGCGCTAACCTAGAGCCTGGGGTACACTCTAAGGGCATGGCGAAGCCCCTATCTTTGCCCCGTTGGGCCGACGTCGGCGGCGAGATCACCGTCCCCAGCTCGGGCAAGCAGGATATCGGATGGATCGCCGAGAAGCCCGCGCGCCAGTACTTCAACTGGTGGATGAACCTCGTTTACCAGTGGTTGGTCTACCTCAGCAACGGTTCGTTTGAAGGGGCCAGCTCCTTCAACAGCACGCTGTCTGTCGCGGGCGTGCTGACCGCGTCGCTCGGGATCACGATGGGTGCCAATCAGCACGTCACGATCTCGGGCACGGGTCGGTTCAAGCACGGCAATTTCGTGCGCGTCCTGACGCTTGAACCGATGCACGGAGATTTTACCAGTTGGTCAAAGAACGCTGTCACCGGAAGCCTCACGTCGACCGCCGCCTCCTCGATCCGGTTTCGTGTGACGGGCTTCGACACCGGAGTGCGCATCCGGTCGATCGCCGTCGGCGTGCATGGCGACGGCTTCGTTAACGCGGATGCCAACCTAAACATCTTCGACTCCAACGACGTCGCGGTTAGCACCATGAGCGGCTCAGTCGCCGCGGTCGCCGCGTACCCGATTGGTACGAACATCAACATAACCGGCATCGACACCACGTTCGGCACGAATTCGTTCGTACTCCACGTCAACCCGGACGCCACGGGCCTGATCGTTCACAGCATCACCGTTACCTACGACCGACCGTGACCTATGACCGACCCTGATGATGATCGCAAGCGAAGGCGTCGCTATCGCATCGCGGCGGTCGTGGGCGTCGTGCTCGCGCTGACCTGCCAGGCACTGCCCCCACAGTATCAAACCGTGTGCCACGCGCTCGCTACCCTTTGCTCCGGAGGCCTCTCATGAACCGCGCTATCCAGCTCGTCCTGCTCACCCTTGTGGGCCTTGTCGCATTCACCGCGACCGCGGTCGCGGCGCCTGCCGTCACCGGCACCGATCTCCTGGACCTCGCAGGGCCCGTCCTGGACGCGTTCACGGGCGGCAAGTGGGCGCTCGGCGCCTCGCTCGCACTCGTCGCACTCGTCGCACTCGCGCGCAAGCACGCGGGCGACGTCCCCGGGCCGGCCGGGCGCTTCCTCGCGGGCGATGCCGGCGGCGCGGCGCTCGTGCTCCTCGGGGCGTTTGGCGCGGCGCTTGCCGTCACGCTCGGCACCGGCGCGGCGCTCGGCGGCGGCGTTGCGTATGCAGCCCTCAAGGTCGCGGTCGTCACGGCCGGCGGGTTCTCGCTGGTCAAGAAGCTCGTGGTCGACCCGCTCTTGCGC